CAGAAGCTGACTTTGTCTCAATCGGTTCGTAATCTAAACTATCCCCGGAGTGGTCCGAAATGACCGCTCCATTTTTTCAAGGAATGACTGATGACTACACCAACAGTAGCACAAACGAAGCTCGATGCAGTGAACCTCATGCTCGCTTCTATCGGTCAATCCCCCGTCAACACCCTGTCGGGCACGCTGCCTAAAGATGTCAACAAAGCAGTTGTTGCTCTGGACAGTGCGTTGCGCGAGGTGTTGACTCAAGGCTGGAGCTTCAACTCTGATACAGAGTATGAGCTGTCAGTCGATGGCAATAACCGATTCGCGGTACCCGCTGCATCACTTCAAATCGACCCCACGTTCGGCGAGGACTATGTTCCGCGCTATGACTCCACGTCACCGGCTGGCATGTTCTTGTATGACAGGAACAAGAACTCGTTCAATGAGTTCTCCATCAACCTAAAGGTTAACATCGTGTGGGCGTTCGAGTTCGAGCAGATTCCACAGCACGCTCGACAGTACGTTGCCACCAAGGCAGCCCGCAAGTTTCAATCGGGCATCATGGCATCCGCCATACTCCACCAGTTCACTCGCGATGACGAGAGCGAAGCATACGCTACGTTCCGTCGAGTCGAGAAACGGCAGAAGAAGTTCAACTTGAACAAGTACTCTGTTGCCCTTCACCGTCACCGCAATCCTTACCGGAGATAATCATGTCCGTATCAATCACTGGCTCTGGCCTCTTGGAATTGTCCAAGATTGGCTGGAACAAAACAGAAGAACTCAAACGTGCTGGTCACTTGCCAGCCAACAAGGTTGACTTCCTTGACGCTGCAAACTTGCGGCTCATCGTCCTGATGAATGTGTCAGGCTCAGGAGATCAATCTGACCTCGATACTGCGTTCGCACTTTCCACACCGGAAGCTGCCTTCGCTTCAATCGACGCCCTCGCTAATCCCTAAGGAGTAGATCATGGTTGACGCACTCGTCTCGCGCCACATCCCGGCGTTATACAATGGGGTATCGCAACAGAACCCCACGTTGCGTCAACCCTCCCAAGCGGAAGCACAGGTCAACATGTATGGCACAGTGCAGGACGGACTGCGTAAGCGGCCACCGTTCCAGCACATCGCACAGGTAACGACCGCTGACTGGTCAACTGCCCATGTACATCCGATCAACCGCGACGTAAGCGAAAGATATATCGTCGTCGTTACTGACGGTGACCTCAAAGTATTCGACGCAGCTGACGGTACAGAGAAGACCGTTGCGTTCCCGACCGGGAAGGCATACCTGTCTGTCGTTGGTGGTGGTGATGCAGAGGATTCATTCTCTGTTGCATCCATCGCTGACTACTCGTTCGTCGTGAACAAGACAAAGGTCACGGCACTCAAGACGTCGCCGACCGTTACGCCTACGAACTATGCTGACTGGTACTACCCCGACATCTGGGGGAATCAAGAGGCTGCACGTTACTACAATCCGAATGGTGCTGGTGTACTCGACGGTACCGTGAATACATTCTCGGACCTGCCACACCCTGAAGACCCGGCCCCACCGTCGAACGGCGACCTGTACAAAGTCGTCGGCTACGATGAGGACAACTTCGGTGGCTACTACGTCGTTCGGGCGAACGGTGTCTGGGAGGAAACTTACGGACCCGGCGCGAACAAGTCATACGATGAGGCAACGATGCCGCACGCACTCGTACGCGAGAGCAACGGTACGTTCACCTTCACACCCTTCGCATGGACTGCACGTCAGTTCGGCGATGCAAACACTAACCCCTCGGCTACCTTCGAGGGACGCACAATCAACGGTGTGTTCTACTGGAAGAATCGACTCGGCTTTATCACCGACGAGAACTGTGTGTTGTCCACTGCGGGCGACTACGGTAACTTCTGGCGCAACACAATGACGACGCTACTGGACAGTGACCTCGTAGATGTGGCCCTGACGACCAACAAGGTTTCGATCTTGAAGTTCGCAGTTCCCTTCAATGATACGATGATGCTGTTTGCGGATCAATCTCAGTTTTCCCTGTCGGTACGTGATGTATTGACCCCGACCTCCGTCAGCATTGACGAGGCTACAGGGTTCGAGATGGATGACACGGTAGCGCCTGTCCGCATTGGTTCCGAAGTTTACTTCGTGTCCAAAGCTGGTTCGTGGTCTCGCATACGTGAGTATTTCGTTAACTCTGGCACGTTACAAACGGACGCTGCCGATGTTACTGCTCATGTGCCCAGATTCGTGCCGGATCAAATCGTAAGCATGTCTGCCTCCGACGTGGAGGATGCACTGTTTGTGATCTCCGACAAGACTGGGTACGAGAACCGTATTTACGTTTACAAGGTCTTCTGGTCTGGTGACGAGAAGCTCCAGTCGGCATGGTCGTACTGGGAACTTGATGATGGCGATACGCTGCTGTCCGTTGACGTTATCGAAGACGAAGTATTTGCTTTGATCAAACGTGCGGACGCTACGTATCTTGAGAAGGCTGACCTCGACGTTAACGCCGAGACGCTGAGCCTTGGCTTCGACATCCTGCTTGACCGCAGGTACGAAGTGCAGCCGGGTGACATGAGTTACTCTGTTGGTCTCGACGAGACAACCATCACGTTGCCGTATGAGATTCAAGCCGCTGTCGGTGACCTCAAGGTCGTGCTCACAACTGGCACAGACGATGTCGGCAGGCTTGTCGATCAGTCCACTTACGTGGTACCCGGTGCTCCACCTGAAGACCTCATCGTTGACGGTGACATCACGGGCGGCGCTCCGGTTGTCGGTACGAACTATGATACCAGCTACCAGCTGAGCGAACAGTTCGTGTATGACGCCAACTCAATGGCCGACACGACCGGACGGTTGAACTTGCGGACACTCACAGTCAACTTCAAGGACTCTGGGTTCTTCGAGATCGAGGTCTCGCCTTACGGCACCGACTTCGCCGCCGACGTAGAAGAAGTTGTACCCGCCGCACTCGACGCATTCACTGGTCGTACGCTGGGCGAGGCATCACTCATCTTGGGTGACGCAGCGTTCGCAACTGGTGTGTACACATCCTTCATCGACGCGAACAGTCGTGACTGTGTGATCACGTTAAAGAATCCGTCTCACCTACAAGCGAAGTTTACCTCCGCTGAGTGGGAAGGCAAACTCACCAAGAGAACGAGGAGTATCTAAATGGAGAAGTTTGAGATCGTACCTGCTGGTCGCGTTTACGCAAACCAACTGGCACCACATCTTAGACCCGGTGACAAATTGGAAGTCCAGCGGAGTTCGGGCCTTGATCCGCTCGATGCTCTGCTGGAATCCATCAAGTTATCCGACGACGACATGTGCTGGGTTGCCCTGCTTAACGGGTTGCCTGTCGCAATGTTCGGCGCGAATGACATGAAACCGGAAGATGACCCCGCATACGAAGGGGTCACGATTGGAGGGATATGGTTGCTTGCAAGTGCGGGCATCTACCACAACAAGCTCGACTTCATGCACAAGTGCAAGGAATATCTTGCCGTGATGCACGAGAGGTACGAGTTCCTCACAAACTTTATAGACGCACAGAACGTAGCCTCGATGATTTGGCTGCCGCGACTTGGCTTCAGGCCAGTGCAGCAGGTCGATGAGTTTGGCTACGCGAAGCTGCCGTTTATACAATACGTATCCAAAAGGAAATAATCATGTGCGATCCCGTCTCAGCAATGGTGGTTATCTCGGTAGCAAGTGCCGGGGTGGGCCTATACGCACAGAGAGAAACAGCGAAGGCTCAGTCTGCTGCCATTGGCGTGCAAGCCGAGCACGAGCGTGAAGAAATATCTGATGCTGCGGAAGAAGAACTCGGCCAACGCATTCGCGCTTCTCGCGAGCGACGTGGTCGTGCCCGTGTAGCTGCCGGTGAATCCGGCGCACTGGGTGCGAGCTTCGCTGCCTCGATCAATCAATCTCTGTCCGATCAGGACTATGACGCTGCACTCATTGCAAAGAAATCTGCGATGTCTCAGCGTGGAGTAGAAGACCGTGCCAACACTGCACTCGCTGCTATCCGCTCACCGTCCGCCCTTGAGGCTGGCTTGAAGATTGCGACTGCGGGTGTCGCCG